AATAGCCATTGATCAGTTTCTATCGCACCAGTTGCTGATACCATAGCTAAGGTACCTAGTACTGCGAAGAATACTGTCATATATTCATATACTTTTTTCATTTTGTTTTTTTGTTTTTTCATAGTTTCTTCCTTTTCTCTTAATTGATTATATTGTTCTACTGATATATTATACATTGTCATTACGCAACCTCCAACATTGACATTGGTACTCTGTAAATTCTACCATTTAAGTCAACCAAACATTTTGATTGCATAATTTTTGTAATAACACCAGGTGTCTTTTTAGTCTTTTGTACTACATTAACTTTCATACCGACTTTCATTACAGACTTAACTTTATTCTTAATAATATCAGCGATTAAGTCTTTAGTGATATTTAAATCTTCAATAGACATTGAAAATAATTTATTGTTAAAAGTGTTCATTTCTTTAATCATAGTGGTTTCTCCTTTTATTTGTTGTTTAGTTTATAATTGTAAATGATACTATTAATAGCGTTTTTCATATTAATATCAATTAAATTTAAAAGAGTATTGTCAACTTCAATAGTATCTTTTATATTAGTCTTCATTTTTTCTATTTGTTTATATGCGATATTTCTAACTATCGTCATATTATTTGTTTTTATGTTTTTGTTTATCATATACTAGCTAATATATCAGGATAAATAGATTAGTACAGAAAAAAATGGTAAAAATAGCAAATAAATTGGTTAAAAAAGGGTTGATTTACTTAACTTTTTTACTTTTTTTGTTCACCCTTTGTTCTTGTATCGTAAAATCGTGTAAAATTAGGCCAGATTTAGAGAAAATTGGCGATTCGGCGTTAGAAAATAAAGAAAATTTGACAGAAACGAATCTAAAACACGCAAATGTGCGTTGTAAATATTAACATAAATAGAATCATATGATATTTTGTCAAAATTGCGGACATAAATGCCACTGCAATCAGTATTGTTGGCAAAAATATGATACAGGTGGCGAAACTCTTTGTTGCAAACACTGTCGTTGCGAAAAAGAAGAAAAAAAACAAACAAATAATGAAGATTTATTTAATGGAGCATAAAAAACAATGAAAAAAATGAGAATATTTAAGTTTTGGAACGAAAAAGGCGATGAAAAAGAAAAAGAAGCGATGAGTTTAAAGAAAGCAGTAATGGCTGTACAAGGTGATTACAAAGATAAATTTATTGGCGTTGAATATGTAAGTAAAAAAGGCAAACATATCAGTCAATCGGTAGAAATACCAATGGGTCGTAAAATTAGACAAGCAATAATATTAGAAAAAAAACGAGCAGCACTTAAGGCGGCCAGAGAAGCAGGTAGATAATGGCAAAATTAGCGAAATCATTTGTACCACACGAAAGAATACCTAAAAAAACTTCACAAGGTAATCGTAAAGGTGTTAAATTTAGTTCAATGAACAAACATAAGAAAAGATCGTTTAAATTTTACAACTCACAAGGAAAATAATGCCAGCATGTGTTAGATCAGGTTTAGATGTCCATGTAGGACACGCAAGTCCAACACCTAATCCTTTTCATCAAACAAACTATGTAGGTGGTTCGCCAAATGTATCAATAAACAGCGCTGCCTCTATAAGAGTTGGTGATTTAACAAGTTGTGGCGACCCTGCTGTTGCTGGTAGTTCTACAGTCAGAGTTAATAGTATTGCTATTCATAGAGTAGGTGACGCTACTGGTGGTCATGGTAGTTGGGTGGCTAATGCCGCTTCTACAGGAAGCTCAAATGTATCCTCTGGTTAGTGTATAAATATTGGTATGCCTAGTTATAGTGTAGAAAATGTATCAAACAAAAGTAAAAGAGCAAGTCGTATATACAAAGACTTGGATTTAGACTTTGGTAGAAATATAGTCACTAATGATGTAAATAAATTGACTGACGCAGAGGCAGTTAAAAGAAGTGTAAGAAATTTAATTCAGACTAATCACTTTGAAAGACCATTCCACCCAGAGATTGGTGGTAATGTAAGAGCATTGTTATTTGAACCAGTGACACCATTAACAGCTCTAAACTTACAAAGAAAGATTGAAGAAGTATTAGCTAACTTTGAACCAAGAATTAAATTAGTACAAATTATAGCAAGACCTGATTTAGATAGAAACAGATACCAAGTATCAATTAGTTTTTATGTAATAGGTGTAGCACAACCAGTCACAGTTGAAACATTTTTAGAAAGATTAAGATAAAATGGCAAGTAATAAATTAGAAGTTTCAGAATTAGATTTTGATAATATTAAAAGTAATCTAAAAACCTTTTTACAAAATCAATCAGAGTTCCAAGACTATAATTTTGAAGGATCTGGTTTTGCTGTTCTATTAGATGTTCTTGCTTACAATACTCACTACTTAGGTTTCAATGCTAATATGTTAGCAAATGAAATGTATTTAGATAGCGCTGACATAAGAAAAAATATTGTGTCAATAGCAAAGATGTTAGGTTATACACCAACATCACCAAAAGCTCCTACGGCAATTATTGATATTTTATTAAACAATGCAACTGGTGCAGCAGTCACAATGGCTAAAGGTACTTCTTTCAATACAACAGTTGATGGAACAACTTATCAATTTGTCACAGACTCAGCACATACAATGTCACCAATAGATGGTATTTACAAATTTTCAAATATTAGTGTTTATGAAGGAACATTAGTCACATTTAAATATACAGCAAACACATCTGACCCAGACCAAAGATTTATTATTCCGAGTGTCAACGCTGATACATCTACTTTAAAAGTACAAATACAAAATTCAGTATCAGATACTACAACAAACACATATACAAAAGCTACAGGTTTTACTTCTTTAGATACAACTTCAAAAGTTTATTTCTTACAAGAGGGTGAAGATGGTAAGTTTGAAGTTTATTTTGGAGATGGTATTATAGGTAAAAAATTAGATGATGGTAATATTGTTATATTAGAATATATTGTTTCTAATAAAGATGAAGCAAATGGCGCAAGTGCATTTACACTATCAGGTAGTATTGGTGGATTTACAGATGTCACTATTACAACAGTTTCAAATGCTCAAGGTGGAGCAGATGCACAAACAAAAGATTCTATTAAATTTAACGCACCATTACAATATGCTAGACAAGATAGAGCAGTGACTACTTCTGATTATGAAACACTAGTACAAGAATTATATCCTAATGCTCAATCAGTATCAGCTTGGGGTGGTGAAGATGATGAAACTCCAATTTATGGTGTAGTAAAGATTGCGATTAAAGCAGCATCAGGTTCTACACTTACAGAAGCTACAAAAGATAGTATTGTAGCTCAATTAAGAAAATACAATGTTGCCTCTGTTAGACCAGAAATTGTTGATCCAGAAATTACAAAATTATTACTAACAACAAATGTTAAGTATGATGAAAGAGCAACTACAAAAACTAGTGACACAATTAAATCAGAAGTTTTAACAACATTAACAGATTATAATTCTAATACATTAAGTAAATTTGATGGTGTTTTTAGACACTCAAAAATTACAGGTTTAATTGATGCTACAGATACATCTATTTTATCAAACATAACAACACTAAAAATTAGAAAAGATTTAGTACCAAGTTTAAGTTTGTCAACAAAATACGATATATATTTTAGAAATGCTATTCACAATCCTCACTCTGGTCATAATGCATCAGCTGGTGGTGTAGTTAGTTCTACAGGTTTTAAAGTTCCTAATGATACTAATGTCTATTACCTAGATGATGATGGTCAAGGTAATATAAGAAGATATTATTTAGTAGGTTCAGTTAGAACATATGTTAATAGCACACAAGGTACAGTTAATTATACAACTGGTCAAATTACAATTAATTCATTAACAGTTGCGTCAGTAGAAAATATTAGAGGTGCTTCATCTTCAAATATTGAAATAACTGTTGAACCAGCTTCATCTGACATAGTTCCTGTAAGAGATCAAATTTTAGAAATAGATACAGCAAATGCAACAATCACAGTAGAGGCAGATACCTTTGTTGGTGGCTCTGCTGATGCTGGCGTAGGTTATACAACAACATCTAACTACTAATGGCAAAGTTCACAGACAAAATATCTAACCTGATAAATCAACAGGTTCCTGAGTTCGTATTAGAACAACACCCTAAATTTTTAGAGTTCATAAAATCATACTATACTTTTATGGAGTCAGCAGAGTTAGGTGTGACTTCAGTACAATCTACTGACGGTATCAAATTAGAAACAGAAACAAATCAAAATAATGAATTAGTATTAGATGGTTCTCGTTTAGATACAGATAGAACACAATTAGATGCTGGTGATAAAATTCTTTTAGAAAGTTCTACTTATGGTAAATTTACAAGAGGTGAAATAATCACAGGTTCTACTTCAAACGCAACAACAACAGTTCTTGCTGAAGATTTAGATAACAATAGAATTTTTATATCAGCACAAGATAAATTTATAAATGGTGAAACTATAACAGGTGCCACATCTGAAGCTCAAGCAATAATTAATAATTACAAACCAAACCCAGTTAATAATATACAAGACTTATTAAACTTCCGTGATCCTGATAAAGCAATATCTAACTTCTTAACAAAATTTAGAAATGAGTTTTTAAATACATTACCTGAAACTTTAGCAAGTGGTATAGATAAAAGAAAGTTAATTAAAAATATTAAATCTGTATACAAAGCAAAAGGTACTAATCGTGGACATGAGTTATTTTTTAAATTATTATTTGGATTACAATCAGAAACAGTTTATCCTAGAGAAAATCTTTTAAGAGCATCAGATGGTAGTTGGAGTACGAGTAAAATATTAAGAGCAATTAGTACAATAGGTGATACATCTAAATTAATTGGTCGTTCAATAGAAGGTGAAACTTCTGGCGCAACTGCCACAGTAGAAAATATATTTAAGTTTCAAATAGGATCAAATATTGTCACAGAATTTATTTTAAATGATGATACAATAGTTGGTACTTTTACTATTGGTGAAACTATTAGAGGTACAGATTCAGATACATCTGATACTTACATCAAAGCAACAATCACAGGTATACCTAGTGTAATTAGTATTACGAATGATGGTAATTTATATGCTGAAAATGATTCAATAGTCACTACTGGTGGAGGACAAGGTGCTATTCTTCAAGTTGATGCTGTTGGTCGTGGAGGTATAACAGATTTTGTAATAGCTACAGGTGGTAGTGCTTATGAAATTGGTGATGATATAAATTTTACAAATACAGATACAGGTGGTGGTTCTGCCAAAGCAAAAGTTTCAGTTGTTAATGGTGGTATCACAACAGAAAATGGAACTGTTGGTGGTTCTTCTACAAGTCACATTGTACTAGAAGATGAAACTACAAGAGGCGATCCATACACAGGAAATAAAATTGTACAAGAAAGTGGATCTGGTTCAGGTGATATTACAGATATAAGAATAATATCAAATGGTAATAACTATCAATCTTTACCAGTGGTAGCTGCTGCTACTACAACTGGCTCAGGCGCAGTTATTTATGCTCATGGTACAGAGATAGGTAGAATACTAGGATTAAAAATTATTGAGTCTGGCGCAGGTTATGAAGCGTCACCCTCTCCACCTACATTAGCATTACCAAGTTATTTAATTGTATCAGGTGTGACAGGTAGTTTTTTAACTGGCCATACAATTACAGGTGTTAACAGTGCTTCATCTGTAATAACAGCAACTATTGTATCTTATACATCAAGTACAGGTATATTAAAAGTTTCTAGTCCAACAGGTGTCTTTGCTGAAAATACACCTATAACTTCTAGTGGTGGTGCAACTGCTACAGTAGAAAAAAATGATTTAGCAACAGCAACAGTCACAGTAGGTTCTGTTGTAGATACTGCTGGTACTTTTATAAACCAAGATGGTTGGAGTTCAGAAACTTCAATGAAAATACAAGATAGTTTATATTACCAAGATTTTTCTTATGTAATCAAAGTTGGTCGTACTATTAATGACTGGAGAGATAGTTTTAAAAAGACAATGCATACATCTGGTTTTTATTTTACAGGTCAAGTAGATATTCAATCCCAAGTAAATGCTCAAATACAAAGTATTGTAGGTATTAATTCTGGTATAGAATATGAAGATATTGCTCTAGTTATCAATACTCTTTTCTCTACAATATTTGGTAGAAGATTAGGTACAACTGATGATGGTACTAGTTTAAGAGCAAACTCACATTTAGGTATTGATCCTGATTTTACAGATAGTACAAGTGATCACTTTACACCTAGTACAAGAGATTTAACTTTAACTAGACTAATGAGTTTCAACATGACTATGAAAGAAAAAAGTGCTATTAGAAATAATACAACTAGATTTGGTAGAGCTGTAGCTGGTCCTAATTTAAAGTCTTTATCTAGTTTAATATTGAACACACATTATGCTAGTAGAATACAAATAGGACAATTAAATGATTTAAGATTGATGGGTACAAAAAATACAAGTATAGATGGCGAGTTAACTATATTAGGCGATTTTGAACATAAACAAAAAACTGAATTTGCCTTACCATCTGAAATATTCCATATATCTAACGACAGTTTTGATGAAGATAGAGCTTCATTTGATAATACAAGCATTACCTTTGATGCAGTTTAATTATGATTATAAATAATAATAACAAGAATTTGATTGTTAAGATAAATGATAAAGTTTTAACAAAAGAGGAGTATAAATTAGAAGATAATAGTATTACTTTTAAAACACCCCCTAAACCAAATGATAAAATATCAGTATTAAGAGAGAACAATGGCCAAACAAGTAATTAATATAGGAACAACTGCTAATGATGGTACAGGTAGTACAATTCGTGCTGGTGGTGATTTAATTAACGATAACTTTACAGAAATTTATACAGCATTAGGTGATGGTACTACAATTACTTTTGATGTCACAGGCGCAACTAACGGACAAGCATTAGTTTACAATTCGGCGTCTGGTAAATTCAAACCAGGTACAGCTTCAGTAAGTTCTAGTTTTATTGTTTCAGGTGATGGTGGAGCAAACCAAACAATTTCTACAGATGACACTCTTAATGTAGCAGGTGGTACTGGTATTACAACAACTGGTGTTGCGACAGACCAATTATCTATTGCGATTGACGCAACTGTAGCCACTCTCACAGGTAGCCAAGAATTAACAAATAAAACTATCGCTGCTGGTAGTAATACGATTTCAGGTTTAACTACATCTAATTTATCAGCTAGTGCTGCGATAACAAGTGATCAACTAGCTGGTTCTATTGCTGCGGCAAAACTTGCTGGTAGTATTGGTAATGATAAATTATCCAATTCAGCAATTACAATACAAGGAAGTGATTCATCAACTGATGCTGTTGCTCTAGGAGAAACATTAGTATTCGCTGGTTCAGTCACATCAGCTATTTCTGGTAATACAATTACATTAACAGGATTTTCTGGTGGTACAGATTTAGACCAAGCAAACGCAGTGGTTAGAGATGTAGGTTATATATCTCATAGATCATCTTCAGCTACACCTACAAAAACCATAGTAGTGACAGTTGCCGCTCAAGCAGCAGAACATTATTATAATGGTACAGGTTCATCAAACAAATTTGTTATTGATGGTGACCAAGGTCCAGCTTTACAATTATCACCAGGAACATATAGATTTGACCAGGCAGACTCTTCAAACTCAGGTCACCCATTATTATTTTACCAAGACCCAGCTAAAGCTGAAGCATATACAACAGGTGTCACTACAAATGGTACACCAGGAAGTGCTAGTGCTTATACTCAAATAGTTATTGATAAAGATACACCTTTAACATTATACTATCAATGTTCTAGCCACGCATACATGGGTCATGTTATACAAGTCGTTGGTGGATTTTCAAATGGTGACTTAACATATACAAATGGTACTGCTACAGGAGATGGTTCTACTACGACAACTACAATTAATGCTGGTAGAAGTGTTGATGATGTAATTGTGACAGTAAACGGATTAATATTTGTTCCTACTACTGACTATACAATTTCAGGCACTACATTAACATTTGCTGCTGCTCCAGGCTCAGGTAATGAAATTTCAATTAGATATTTACCTTTAGCTGGTACTGCCACATATAGTAATACAACAGCAACAGGTGATGGATCAACAGTAGGATTTACAATCGCAGCTGGAAGAACAGTAAACGATTTAATAACAACAGTCAATGGTGTATTAATGACACCTACAGATGACTATTCAGTTTCAGGTACAACTCTAACATTTGTGACTGCTCCATCAGCATCTGCTGAGATCAGCATAAGATTATTGAGGTTAAACTAATATGGGTGCGATAACTAGAAATTTAGCTTTCAATGTTTTAACAGGTGGTGTTATGAATAGACCAGTATTAGAAGATGCTTCTCTAGCCAATGTCACAACAATACCAGGAGCGGCTGGTGGGTCATTTACGATAGTACAAAAACAAACTTGTAGTGATAGTACAACAATAGAGTTTACTTCAATAGGAACCCACAAAGCATACTTAATAACATTTAAGGAAGTACACCCATCAGCTGATGGCGCAGACATACAATTTTCTGCTACATTTAATGGGACAGATTGGAATGTTCCAAAATATGGTGGTGGTAATGAATTTTTAAGTTCAAAAACTGGGTCTCATGGACAACATCAATATAGAACAGATCATCAAGCAACTAACGATACTGGAAATCATAAATTTTTTAGAGATGTAGGAAATGCTAATGAGGAATGTATGAATGGTTGGTTATGGATTATGAATCCACATATAACAACTACATATAAAACTTATCATGGAAGATTTTGGGGAAGTATAAATGATATTGCTGGAACAACTGATGGAACAATAGCACATATGTTTAATGGTTTTATGAATGCAACTTCTGCTGTCACAGGATTTAGAATAAGTCCTAACTCAGGTAATTTACAATCAGGCGTAATAACTCTTTACGGATTGGATCAAAGCTAATGGGAGCAGTCACTAGAGCATTGGCAAATAATATAGGCGCAAACGGCGTATTGGTAGCTGGTGCTTTTAATAATACTAAATCTTTTGGAAATATAACTGAATTGCCAGCAAGTATATCAGCAGGTAATCTAAAATTACTTTCAACAACAACTATTTCAACTGATACGACAAATGTGGATATTACTGCTAATATAGATTCAACTTATCCAATTTATCAATTGAGATTTATTAATTTAAAAGTTGCAACTGATGGTGCCAATCTTCAAATTGATTTTTCACACAATGGTGGAACATCTTTTGGAGCATCTAAAACGACTACTTTTAGTAGAACAGTAGGAGTAGACACATCATACAGTTATGAAACAGATAAAGATTTACATGATAGTTCAACAGCTCAAAGAATTTCACACTCTCAAGGTAATGACTCCGACAGTGGTATGTGTGGATATATGTGGTTAAACAATCCATCAAGCACAACATTTCATAAAGGGTTTCAAATAGATGGAATACATTTTCAAACAGCTAAAGAAAACTTTTACTATCATTGTCATGGTGTGATTAACTCAACAAATGCTGTAGATGCAGTAAGAATTAACTGCAGTTCAGGAGATGTTGCTGGTGGCATAATAAAACTTTACGGATTAAAGGACGAATAATGGGAGCTAGAGCTAGAGGATTTGCTAACGGATTATCAAGTGGAGGTAAACTATTACCTTCGGTTATAAATGATACAAACATGGCTAATTTTACAAGTCTACCATCAGGAGTATCATCTCCTGGTAGTTTTACTAAAATAACTCACACTGATATGACTGGTGTGACTACTGCTGATTTTACTCTCAGTGGTGGATACAAAGAATATATGTTTGTTGCTTCTAATTGTAGACCTAGTAATACAACAGAACCAGATATGAAAATGAATGGTTCTACTGATGGAACAAACTTTAATTTAGCAATACAATCTGGTGCTAATAGAACAGGGTCAAGTTCAACACAACAATTACACCAAATATATGCTCCTGCTGGTCAGGGTGGTGGAACAACTGGTACATTTTGGGGGTTTGACATGGAGGGGGCTAACCAAGACAGTACTGCTGCTAGTATGACACTTCATCTTTTTGATCCACATACAGTAGGAATGGCAACATATTTTATGTTTGAATCATCTATTGTACACGATGCAGTAAGAGCTGACCATTATAGACAAGGTGGTTATTTTGAAACTACGGCAGCTATAACAAAAATGAGATTTTTTAGAGATACAGGAACCTATACAGATGGCTTTATTACTATGTATGGTCTTTCGTAATCTATTATAAATAAAAGAGAATAAGGAGAAAACTAACAATGCCAAGATACAAACTAGTAGATGGAGTAAGAATCCAATTTACTGCTGACGAAGAAACGGCTAGAGATAATGAAGAAGCGGCATACGCTGCTGCTGCAGGTACTAGAGCTCTGGCAAATTTAAGAGAACAAAGAAATATTAAATTAGCAGAAACTGATATTTGGGGTCTATCTGACTTTACAATGTCTGCTGAAATGACAGCTTATAGAGAAAAGCTTAGAAATTTACCTGCTGAATATGATACTTCTGATAGTTCGGCTTTAACAGAAAATTTAAGTAATTTAGTATGGCCTACGAAACCATAAAAAAACGATTATAAATATTGATAAGGAAAGAACATGCCAGCAATAATAACAAATAAATTTAGAATACATAACGCAGAACAGTTTTCAGAATCTTTTACTGAATCTGGAGCAAATGTGTATTACATGGGTATAGGAAGACCTCAACCTTTTGCTACTTTAACAAGAGGTGATTTAAGAACAACTAATGAAGGAACTGATACAACTCCTTTAACACCAGTTGATTCTATACAAGATGAGTTCTTTTATTTTGACGATATGTTGGCTGCTAAGAAAATTACTAGTTCAGATATTTCATTTGTTGTACCAAGAAGAAATTGGGCAACAGGTACAGTCTATGATTATTATAGACACGATTATGGAAATAGAATAACAGGTGGTACTTCAATACAAGCAGCAAATAGTGGTGCGACTACTTTATTTGACGCTACTTTTTATGTACTATCAAGCGCAAATCATGTTTACAAATGTTTAGATAACAATGGTAATGCTACTTCAACAGTAGAACCTACTGGAACATCTACATCTATTTTATCAACTGGAGATGGATACAAATGGAAATATATGTATTCACTATCAGCGGCTCAAGCAGCAAACTTTTTATCAACAGATTTCATGGCAGTCGCAACAGATGCTACAGTTGCTGCCGCAGCAGTAGATGGTGCTGTAAATGTAGTTAAAATTAAAACAGCTGGTTCTGGCGGTACTAATGGAACACACACAGGCGTTGCAATCAGAGGTGACGGATCAAGTGGTGTGGCATCTGTGACAGTAGCAGGTGGCGCAGTGACAGCAGTCACAGTGACAACACCAGGTACAGGATATACATTTGCTTATATAAGACTTGCTGATATAGTAGCAGCTGGTGCAACAAGTTTATCAGGTACTGAATTAGATGTTATTATTGAGCCAAAAGGTGGACACGGTAAAAACGCAGTTATAGAATTAGGTGGACATTATGTAATGTTAAACACTAACTTTGAAGCTAGTGAAGCAGCAAACTCTGGTGACTTTACAACAGCAAATGATTTTAGACGAGTTGCACTAATGAGAGATCCTAAGTCAGGCGGTTCTGCCGCTACAGCAGCTACTGTAAGAGCTACAAAAGCTGTATTAGTGACAGGTCCATCAGGTGATTATACTGTAGATGAAGAAATTAATCAAGCAACTACTGGCGCAGTCGGTAAAGTTGTAGAATGGGATAGTTCAAATAATATTCTTTATTATATACAAACAAGATTTAATGATGCTGGTGTAGATGCGAATGCTAATTTAACAGCGTTTTCAGGTGCAAATGTAATTACAGGTCAAAGTTCTAGTGTCACTTCAACTCCATCAACTTCTTCAACAACAGTTGATAGTGTTGTATTCACTAGTGGTTATAATGCTGGTGAGTTAGATGCTGATACAGGTGATGTTCTTTATGTAGAAAATAGAGCACCTATTACAAGAGCGGCCGATCAAACCGAGAATGTTAAATTAATAATTGAATTTTAGAGGGAATATAAATGCCAAGTCCAACAGACTTTAACCTCTCGCCTTATTATGATGACTTTACAGAGTCAAAAAAGTTTCATAGAATACTTTTCAGACCGTCATTTGCAGTTCAAGCGAGAGAATTAACACAGTCACAAACATTATTACAAAACCAAATTGAAAGAGTTGGTGATCATCTGTTCAAAAAAGGAGCAATGATTATTCCTGGTCAAGTATCTATTGATACAGAATATACTTCAATTAAATTAACAAGTATTGCAAGTTCAAATACTTTAGCACAATTCACAAATGGTACATTGTTAACAGGTGGTACTTCAGGTGTAATCGCAGAGATTACTGGAACAGATGCAACAGACGGAACTGACCCTAATACTTTATATGTAAAATATAATAAGACAGGAACAAACAATACAAGTTTTGTATTCTCAGATGGCGAAACAATTACAGGAACAAATAGTGATAGTGTTTCATTATCAGCAGTTGTAGCAACTACTCATACAGGTTCTGCCGCAAAAATTCAATCAGGTGTATATTATATCAATGGTTTCTTTGTTCAAATAGATACATCAACTTTAATATTAGACAAATATACAAACACACCATCATATAGAATAGGTTTTTCAGTCACAGAAAGTTTTGTGACTCCTAATGATGATAATAGTTTGAATGATAACGCAGCTGGCTCATCAAATACTAATGCTCCAGGCGCACACAGATTTAAAATATTACTAACACTTGCTAAAAAAACATTGTCTTCAACTGAAGATGAAAATTTTTATGAAATCGCTAGAGTTGAAAATGGTACTATAAAAAGTATTGTAAGAAATACAGAATATGCTGTATTAGAAGATACACTTGCTCGTAGAACATTTGACGAATCAGGAGATTATGTTTTATCTAATCCTGACTTTGATGTAAGAGAACATTTATCTTCTGGTAATAATAGAGGTATCTATACTTCAGGTAATGGTGGATTGGCTAGTAAATTAGCTCTTGGGGTATCACCATTTAAAGCTTATGTAAAAGGTTATGAATCTGAAAGAATTGGAACAACTTTTGTTGATGTTGATAAGGCAAGAGATTTTGAAACAGCAAATAATCACAAAACAAGATTTAATATAAAAAACTTTATTTCTGTAAACAATGTTTATGGTCAACCCGATATAGGATTTGTTTCTGGTGATGTAGAAGCATTTAAAACAGTTAACTTATTTGATACTGCAACATCAGCTAGAGGAACGCAACAATCAACAGTAGGTACAACTGTACCACAAATTGGTCGTGCTAAATCTCGTGGTTTTGAAAATGTATCAGCAACTGAAACAAGCGATATAAACGCAACATCTTCAATTTATAGACATTATCTATTTGATATAGAAATGTTTACTCATTTAAACTTATTAACATCTGTTTCATTTACAAATGGTGAAGTAGTATCAGGTGCAACTTCAGGCGCAAAAGGTATTGTACAAAGTGTCACTGCTACTAAATCAGCAGCGATAGCTATTACTGCTGCCAATCCATCTGTCGCAACTTTATCTTCACATGGATTTAGAGATGGTCAACAAATTACTTTAACAGGTGGAACATATTCTGTAGATAGTACGGTTAACTCAGGCGCTAGAGTTTGTGTTGTTAGAAACACTACAACAAATACTTTTGAATTATTTGATAGTGATGGTACAACATCATTAAATGTCACAGCACAGTCAGGTAATCCTACAGCCTCTCACACAGTTTGTGTAGTATCTAATGTAGAAGGTACTTTTAGTGCTGGTGAAGTAATCACAGGCGCTACTTCTTCTGCATCAGCAACAATTCAAGCTGATACTTTAGGATTAAAAGGAGTTAGCACAAGAGATATAACTGCAATTAAACAAATTGGTATGGCAGGCTCGCCAACTTATACTGCTGACGCAGATACAACATCTACTTATGGAACAAATACTATAATTACAGGTAATGTCACAGTAGCAAATAGTGATGCAACTGTATTTGGTAAAGGTACAAACTTTACAACAGATTTAAAGATAGGTGATACAATTGAATTTAAGAATAACGCTGGTGGTAATGTGACAGGTATAGTTAAGTATATTGTATCTCAAACAGAATTAGAATTATCAGCAAATGTTGGTGGAAGTGATGTATCAACAGCTTCAGTGTTAACAAGGAAAAGATCAAAACTTACAAATCCTGAAAACAATACTTCAATATTTAATCTACCACATATTACTATTAAGACTTTAAAAACTACAGCTAATAGTGGAGCAACAGATACAAACTTTAATGTAAGAAGAAACTTTACAGGTACATTATCATCAAACGGTGATGTCACAATTACAGCTGGTACAAACGAAACTTTTGCTTCAAACGCAAGTGATGACTTTACTGTTAGTATTATGACAACTGGTGGTGGTGGAACAGGTGCAGTTGGTGATGTATTAAATTTATCTGGTAATAACCATGAAGGTGATGCATTATTTGTTTTAGGTGGGTCTCCAACAGGTAAAACATTAACACTAGACTTTGGTGCTGACTTCGCTGGTCATAAAGTAAAAATTTTAGCAACGGTTGTTAGAACAGTTGCTGGTTCAAAAACAAAAACTTTAAATAGTGCTTCAACTATTAACATATCATCACAATCAATTATTGAAAGTGGCGTAATTGGTCTATCAAAAGCAGATGTATATAAAATCAATAATGTTTATATGTCAAGTGGTTTTGGTGCCGCTGCTACAATTTCAGATACAGATATTACAAGTCGTTTTGATTTAGACAATGGTCAAAGAGATAACTATTACGACATAGGAAGATTAAAATTAAAACCAGGTGCATTAAAACCAACTGGTCAACTATTAGTTAATTTTGATTTCTTTTCACATGGATCAGGTGATTATTTTGATGTAGATTCTTATGCAGGTGTAATTGATTATGAAGATATTCCAAGTTATACTTCAGATACAACTGGTAATAAAGTAGAATTAAGAGATAGTTTAGATTTCAGACCTAGAGTAGATGATGCTTCAACTATTAATTCAGGTACTTCAGATAGAAGTTTTGATGGTACAGGTGCTTCAACTATTGACATACCACAATTCAATTCAGATATAACAACAGACTTTGAGTTTTATTTAAATAGAATAGATAAAATCTTTATTACAAGACAAGGCGAAATAAAAGTATTAAAAGGTGCTAGTGCTATTAGTCCTTTAGAGCCAGGTAATTTAGATGGTCATTTATTATTAGCAACACTAACAATACCAAGTTATACTTTAAAAACTTCTGATGTTATTGTAGATAAAGAAGATAATAGTAGATACACAATGAGAGATATTGGCTCATTAGAAAATAGAATTAAAAATGTAGAATACTATACTCAGTTATCTTTATTAGAAGCTGATGCACAATCACTACAAATACAAGATGAAGATGGTTTAGATAGATTTAAAAATGGTTTTGTTGTAGATAATTTTTCAGGTCACAATGTTGGTGATGTTAGAAATAATGATTACAAACTTTCAATAGATAGAGCAAGAGGTGAGGCAAGAACACCTTTCAATGAAGATATTGTAGAATTAGAGGAAGTTGATGATGATTTAACTGCTATATTAGCAGCAGATAGAACAGTAGCTAATTACGCTAAGACAGGTGACTTGGTGACTTTACCATACACAGAAGCAACTTATTTAGAACAACCATATGCAACTAAAACAGAAAATTTAAATCCTTTCCTAGTATTTGATTGGATAGGAGATATTACTTTAGATCCTCCAGTTGATGAATGGAAAGAAACTAGAGTTGCTCCTGAATTAGTTGTAAATGTAAATGGAACATTTGATAATTTAGCTATTAATGCTGGATTAGATAATACAAATACAACAGAAATACCTGTAGGAACTGAATGGAATGAATGGCAAGATCAATGGTCAGGTAATCCAAGAACAAATACTAGATGGCAAGGAAATTCTTTAGTACAATCAACTAGTACAGATGTTGTACAAACAAGAGCTGGTATTAGAACAACAATAGTGCCTCAATCAGTAAGACAAAGTTTAGGTGCTAGAGTTATGTCAGTAAACTTTATTCCTTTCATAAGAAGCAGAACAGTGGAATTTCAAGCTTATGGAATGAGACCTAACACTAAAGTTTTTGGTTTTTTTGATAACATAGCAGTTTCTGCATATATTACTCCAGATGGTGGATCGTTAGGTGGTAATGTAGTGACAGATGCTAATGGTTATGTAAAAGGTACATTTGCTATACCTGATCCAAATAATTCATCTAATCCTAAATGGCGAACAGGTAAAAGAGTATTCAGATTAACAGCTTCATCTACAAACGTCCAAGATAGAACAAATGTTGCTACATCAGCAGAAGCTGATTATGACGCTAAAGGTTTATTAGAAACAACACAAGAGGCGATTGTTTCAACAAGAGAAGCAAGAACAGTTAGACAAACTGTGACAGCAACTTCATCAACTACAAGAACAGCAAGTAGAGTAATTGGTAGACGAGGTGGTGATCCATTGGCTCAATCATTTATGATTGATGAAGAAGATGGAATATACATAACAAGTTTAGACGCTTATTTTGCTACTAAATCATCTACTATTCCAGTAAGAGCAGAAATAAGAAATATGGTCAATGGTTATCCTGGACAAAAAGTTATACCGTTCGCACAAAAATATTTAAATCCAAGTTCAGTAAATACAAGTACAGATGGATCAACAGCAACTACATTTACTTTTGATAGTCCTGTTTATTTACAAGAGGGTATTGAGTATTGTATAGTATTGTATTCAGACTCAACTGATTATACTGCTTATATTGCTAGACTAGGTGAGAAAGCATTAGATTCAGATAGAACAGTATCTAAACAACCATCAAATGGTGTGTTATTTAAATCTGCTAACTATCGTACTTGGTCACCTGAACAAATGGAAGACATGAAGTTTACTTTGAAGAAAGCAGTATTTGATATATCAGCTTCAGGCACACTTTCATTAGCAAATGCATCTTTACCTGTAAAAACTTTAGACACTAATCCTATTAGAACATTTAACGGCACTGGTCTTATAAGAATATTCCATAAAAACCACGGTATGCATTCTACAACAGATAATGTCACAATCGCTGGAGTTGCGGCAGGTACATATAATGGTATCGCACACTCTGCGATTAACGGAACATATACAAGTATTTCAAATATAACTTTAGATAGTTATGATATTACAACAGGTGGAACAGCAAACGCAACAGGCGATGTTGGTGGTTCAGCTGTGACAGCTACACAAAATAGATTATTTGATGTATTACAACCACAAATTGGTTCAGTAGTACACCCTGATACATCTTTATCAAGTACAATGAGAACAACAAGTGGTAAATCTGTACATGGTTCAGAAACAGCATTTAGTTTACAATCTACGGCAGACACAGAAAATATTGTATTAGGAGATAACTATTACTTTGGTAATCCAAGATTAGTAGCAAGTGACATTAACCAAACAAATGAAATGTCAGGATCTAAATCTTTAATTATAAATTTAGTGTTGAGTTCAACAAATGCTAACTTATCACCAGCAATTGATTTAAAAAGAATTAATGCTTTTGCGATTTCAAATAGATTAAATAATCCTACAGTATCATCTACAAGCACATTGACAGGTGATGGCTCTACGACAGCATTCACAATAAGTGGAACACCAAGTAGTGTTCACATATTATCTGTTAAAAAAGATGGAAAAAAATTACAACCTATTGATGACTTTACAGTTTCAGGTACAACTCTAACTTTAGATACTGCTCCAGCGAGTGGATCAAAAGTGATAGCAAAATTAACAAACACGGTTGATTATGAAGATGACACAGCAGTAGAGGGCGGTTCTTCAGCTGGCGCTTACATTACTAAACCAATTAATTTGGCAAATGCTTCAACAGCGTTAGATGTAAGATTAGCGGCTAGTGTAAGATCAACTTCATCAATTAAATGTTTCTTTAGATTATCAGGTGGTGAAGAAACAAGAAGAATTGAAGATATACCATTTACGCCATTTAATACAGATGGTAGTTCTGATTTGACTGTTGATCCGTCAAATGGTGATGTCGTATTAGATTTAGATTTCAAAGATTACAAATTCAGCGCTAGTACATTACCTGAATTTACATCTTTCCAAATTAAAATAGTTTTTAATGGTACAGTATCAGCTTTACCAGCAAGATTAAAAGACTTTAGAGCAATAGCATTGGCAGTATAATGAGTAGATTAAGAGTACAAGGATTTGAAAATTTAGTAAGAGATATTAAGACAAATGGTATTATTAATACTAATACTTCAGAATATTCTTTGTATATGGCAAGAGCAAGAGCGAGAGAGAAAAGTGGTGATGAAATAAGAAGTGCTGTAAAAGAGATAAATAATCTAAAGACAGAGTTAAGAGAAATCAAAGAATTGATTAAAGGGATAAATAAGTAAGATGGCAATAAGATCAGTAGCAACAACAGATACACTAAATACTTTTCGTACCACATACAATTTAACTGCGGGTACAGATATTGGTGATTTAACTACATTGAGCACTAGTCATAAGTCTAGTCTAGTGGGTGCTATTAATGAGGCTTTTGGAGCTACTTCTTCATTTACTTTAAGAGATTCGACTTCAACAACTCAAGCTATAACAGGTGGTGACACCTTAAATGTAATAGGGTCTAACAATATTAACGCAGTTGTAAGTGCTACTGATACTTTGACGGTATCATTAGATAATACTATAAGTGGTATAACTAGTGTGACTGCAAGTGGTACAATAGCGGCAGGGACTATGACTATGGGTGGAAAAACTGTTGCAACTCAACCTTTTGCGATTGCTCAAGCGATAGCATTAGGATAAATTATTGGCTTTTCATTAAAAATAATTTTAGTGTTAAGATTAATGGTGATATAAATAAATATAAGAGAATAAAGGAAAATAACAATGGCTAACGATTTTAAAAGATTCGCAAAACCGAATGTCGGAACATCTACTGGTGCCTCAGGAGATGCAATTTATACTGTCCCAGCAGGTGCTGGTTCATCAGCTTTAGAAAGTATCGTTATAGGTATATCTGTGTGTAATAAAAACGCAGCAGAGAGAACAGTAGGACTATTTTTAGATAATGAAGATGGTACAAACGATTCTTATATCGTTAACGGTTTAAAAGTTCCAGGCAATACAACAGTAGAAATAATGCAAGGTAATAAAATAGTTTTACAAAATGACGGTTCAAATGCCGATGTTTTAAGAGCTGAAGCCTCTGCAGGTTCATCTATTGATGTTGTATGTTCAGTTTTAGAAGATGTGTAATAACACAATAAGAGTTTAAAGGTAATACAATGGTAAGATATATAAATGGAAAAGATAGACCTACAGAAATAAATGTACGATCTATGACTACTGATGGGTCAACAACAGGTTTCGTAATAACTCAAGGTATGACTGAAGATAAAGTAATGGTGACTTTGAACGGTGTTGTACAATCTAAATCAGCTGATTTTTCAATATCAGGAACAACATTAACAATGGTTTCAGCGCCAGAAGCTGCTGACGATTTAGTCGTTAAAGAGTTTCCAGGTTAGGGAGAAAAATTATGGCAGGAAAAATTAGAAATACGAATTTACAACAAAGTGTGGTTAGTGGTCTAACAGAAAACCCTACTTCATCTCAGGTAGCTAATGATGATAAGGTTTTAATTTATGATACATCTCTTAACCAATTAAGAAAAACTAACACAAGCAATATAGGTATTCAACCACCAACAGTATCAAGTGTATCTCCAACATCTGTAAAAAGATTAGATGGTTCGGGAACAAAGAGTTTTGTTATTACAGGTACAGGATTTAACGCAGGTACAACAGCAAAATTAATTACTAACGGTGGTGCTAATGTAGCATTTGACTCTGTGACGATTGATAGTTTAACACAATTAACTTGTGTTGCTGCTAGATCAAACTTTTTAAACGCTAACGAACCTTATGATGTATCAGTCACAAATGGTACAGGTTTAACAGTGGTATTAGAAAATCAAATTAATGTTGATGGCGCTCCAACTTTTTCAACAGCATCAGGTTCATTAGGTAGTTGTAGAGCATCAGGAACTTTCATTGTAGAAGCTGCTGACCCAGAATCAGGAAGTGACCCAGTATTTGAATTAGAATCAGGTTCTTTTCCGCCAGGAATGACATTAACAAGTGATAGTGGAAGAGGAACTATTAGTGGTAGTGTATCAGGTACATTACCTTCAAGTGATGTAGTTTATAATTTTACACTAAAAGCAACAGACGCAAACTCAAACATTGCATTTAGAGATTTTTCAATCACAGTCGTTGGTCCAAGTTTTACAACAATAACAGCATCTGGTCAATACGCTGTTCCATCAGGAACATCTGCAGTAGATGTACTAGTAATTGCTGGTGGAGGAGGTTCATTTGGTTATCCAGGTTCTCGTCCAACAGGCGCAGACCCAGCAGTACACGGAAATAATGCTGGTGGTGGTGCTGGTGGATTAATATTTGTTCCAGGATTTACTGTATCACCAGGTACACAAGTATCAGTCACAGTCGGTGGTGGCGGTGAATTTGGTACTGGACAAGATTCAGTATTTGGAACATTAACTGCTAAAGGTGGTGGTGTTGGTAAACAAGGATTTTACATTATCGGTTATCAACCAGGTGGTGCTGGTGGTTCTGGTGGTGGTGGTGGACAATCAGGTAGAGGCCCAAGTGGTGCTCCTGGTCCAGCAACTCAACCAACTCAACCAGGTCAATCAGGAGCTTATGGCTTCGGAAACCCAGGTGGAACTGGTGGTGGTGGCGGCGGTGGCGCTGGTACTGCAGGTCAACCAGGAACTAGTGGAAATGGTGGAGACGGAAAAGCTTATACAATCGCTGACGGTACAACTTCAGTAATTTACGCTGGTGGTGGTGGTGGAGTTAGTGGTACTGGTGGGACAGGAGGCGGTGGTCCAAACCCTGCGCCAACTGTGGCTTTCCCTGCTGATGGTTTAGATGCTAGAGGATCTGGTGGTGCTGGAAGACCACAAGCAACTGGTCCTGCTGACAACCCTAGATCAACAGGTGGTACTGGTATAGTAATCGTTAAAGCATAATACAATTTTAGAAAGAGGCGTCTTAGGACGCCTTTTTTGTATCATATAAATACTTTGATAACTATAAGGAGTGATAACAATGTCAAGTGAAGATTTTGATAAAGAAATACCAAATAATGATCCTGAATTGGAAATTGTTTATAATCAGGACGATATGAACAGCGAAAAGTTCAAAAGAGTCATAAAAGAAATAATTAGAGATATTAAAGGTAATGCTGAATCAGGTATTCCTTTAGATATGTTTGTTGAACAACTAAAAGTAAAATACAAGATAACGGATTATCCTGAATTAGACATAGAAAAAAGTCTATGGGTACAATGTACAAAAAATATACAAAATTTTCAACCAAGTTTACAAGGTCATAGATTAGCTACTAAACCTGAGGGTAAAATAAGAATACCAATATACGCTTATACTGTTGATGTTGAACATGGTGATGTTTTTATAAAAAGAATAGTAGAAAATTATAACAAGATACAAAAAAAGTAATTTTTTAAACTACTATAAATAATCTATATTATGCAACCTAGTAATTCATATTACTTTTTTAAAAGTGCCTTATCGCCTAAACAATGTAAAGACATTATTGATTATGGTGAATCTATATTTAAAAAAAATAAAGAACAAGGTATACCTACAGCTGCTACCACACTTGGTAAAAATGCCAAACAAGATTTTACTAAAGAAGTACAGCCATTAAACGATAAAACACACGAACAACTTAAAAAAGAGGGTATTGTAGATACTGAAAAACACTCTTATGTAAGAGATAGTGAAACTTGTTTTTTTAACGATCAATGGATCTATGATTTAATATGGCCTTTTTTAAAAATAGCAAATAATAATTCTGGTTGGAAGTATGATATTGACTTTGGTGAAGATATACAATTTACAAAATATGGAGTAAAACAATTTTATGGTTGGCATACCGATGGTGGTGGGTGTCATAATAGAGCATACAAAAGATTTATACCTGGAGTGACAAAAAAAGAAGAAGGTTGTCAATACAGTCAAAATGAACATCTAATTGGTAAAGTTAGAAAAATATCTATGACACTTAACCTAAATGAGCCAGGAGCTTATGATGGTGGTAATTTAAAATTTGATTTTGGTCCTCACTCAGGTGGAGATAGATTCCACGAATGTGAAGAAATAAGACCACAAGGTTCTATAATATTTTTTCCGTCTTATACATATCATCAAGTCACACCTATAACAAGAGGTACTAGATATTCATTAGTATTATGGATATGTGGTAAACCATTTAGATAAATTATGAATACAAAAAATATAAGTCCAGCAGCTCAATTCTTTAATGATAATGGTTGGGTAAAAATACAAAAAGTAATTGATAAAGATATGGCATTCTTTTGCTATAACTATATTAAGTTTGCAGTCACTAGATTAAATTTATTAGATGAAAATTTAGGTTATGGTAATTATGATGAGGAGCAATGGGGTACATTTAATGATAAACAAGCGCCAGGTGATTTTAGTAGATATGGTGATTTGTTTTTTGATACATTAATGACTTTAATTACAGCAAAAGTAGAAGAAGGTTCTGGTTTAAAATTAATTCCTACTTATTCTTATCATAGACTTTACACAAAGGGAACAGAATTAACTAGACATAAAGATAGACCTAGTTGCGAAATTTCAACTACACTGTGTTTGGGATATGATACAGAAAATTTAAAAGATAAGAATTGGAATTGGCCTATGTTTATAGGTCCTAAAAATGGTGAGATAGGTGATACAGGTATACCTGTTTATTTAAATCCAGGCGATATGATAATATATAAAGGTTGTGAAGTAGAACATTGGCGAGAGCCTTTGTTAGGAAATAATCACGCACAAGTCTTTTTACATTACAATGAGAAAGATGGTAAGAATAATATTACTTATGATAAAAGACCATTCATAGGATTACCAAAAGATATTTTTAGTATAAAGAAAAAATATACATTAGAAGAAAAAGAAGATAAAGACAAAGATCAAATAGTTTATGATTAGTGTTGATTTTGAAGATAGACGAGATTTAAAACAAGCTTGGAAAATAAGAACAATAAAAGATAATCCAATGTTTCCATTTGTTCTGGTAGACAACTGGTATACACCTGAAGAAGAAAAGGGTGTTTGGAAAGAATTAGAATATTATGCAAGTAATCCTATTGAAACAGCGCAAGATGGTATAGTGGCTAAAGATGCTGAAGATAAACCTAAAGGAAAACATAATAGATATTACCTAGATAAACTTTATAGAGATGAAAGTAGAGATCAATCAAATATATTATTTTGTACATACAAACAAAAGATATTAGAATTACATCATAAAATAAATGATTGTGGTCATTATGGTAGGTCATTTTTTTCATCAAACGCTATGACTTCTTTTGTATCATATTATAACAATGAAGATTTTTATAATTCTCATTATGACTCTTATCATTGGACAAATTTAATTTGGTTTGTAAAAGAACCAAAATCATTTGAAGGTGGCGATTTAGAGTTTGAAGAATCAAATACAAAAATTAAACTAAAACACAATAGAGCAGTTTTGTTTCCATCAATGTTTTTACACAAATCAACTCCAATAAAATTTAAACAACCTGATAGTGGAAGTGATGGTAAATTTACTATAACTCATTTCTATTATGGACAACCTACAAGATGATAGACTATACTCAACATAACTTATGGCCAACACCTGTGTATCAGTCTAGGATTGAATTACAAGACAAATGGTTAGAGTTTAGTAAAACTTGCGAGTACGAAAGAATGGAAACTGATAATGGTGATATATCTAAAGATAGATATATTTTAGATTCTATGGATTTGAAAAATGATATACAAGATCATGTAAATAATTTTGTAAGAGATTGGTTAAGAGTAGATAAGAAAGCAGAATTTTATTTTACTAACTCTTGGATGGTAAGACATAATAAAAAAGATTGGTCAGGTATGCACTTTCATGCTAATTCACTTATTAGTGGTGTATATTATATAGATATTCCTGAGGATTCTGGCGACATTAAATTTCATAATCATTTTCATAAATCTGTTATACCTGATGTTATAAAATTAGACTACACAGATAAAAACTTTGTAAATAGTGAAGTGGTGGCTTTTAAAGTAAAACCTGGTGATATTTTAATATTTCCTTCTGGTTTACAACATTCTGTCACAGAGAATATTACAAACAACCGTAGATACTCTTTAGCTTTCAACTGTTTTGTTCGTGGTGATCTAGGAAAGTTAGAATATTCCCTTAAATTAAGATAAAAAAATAGATAAATATAACAAACGAGAGAGAACATGGCAGTCACACAAAAAACAGCAGATAATTTTGTAATAGATCAAGGAGCAGATTTTAGTAGAACACTAACAATCACAACCGATGGATCTACAGCATACGATATTAGTGGTTTAACTATACAAGCTCAAATGAGAAAAAGTTATTCTTCATCTACAAGAACTGCCACATTTACTTGTACAATAGTTTCAGGTACTGCTGGTACTTACAAATTAGCACTTACAGATACAATAACTGCTGCGATAGACGCAGGTCGTTATGTATATGATGTAGAATTAATATTGGCAGACTCTACTATTGAGAAAGTACATAGTGGTATTATTACTGTCAATCCAGAGGTGACAAAATTCTAATGTCAAAAGATTTAGAGAAATTTTTTAATCAACTAGCAGGCAAAGATGTTTTAAAAACTATCAAATCTGAAGAACAAGATAATGAGATATTAGAGTTAATCAAAGAAAAAAATAGATTACAAGAAGAAGTAAAAGCTCAACAAGATTCAGAATATATAACTCTCTTGGCAGAAAAGAAAAAATTAGAATTAGCTGTAAGTAGAGAACAAGATAATCAACTACAAGAATTAGTGAAAGAGAAAAAATCACTAGAAGTAGCAATACTATCAGAACAACAAAAACAAGAAAAACTTAAAGCATTATTTGATTTACCTAAATTTGATAAAGTTGTTAAAGATAAAACTAAAACTACTATTGATGAAGACAACCTATTAAATACACTAAAAGATTTAACAAATGCTGTTAACAAATATCAAACAGAAGAAATTGTTAAAACTAATATTACTGAAAATGACTTTACTAAATTTATTAAATCAAAATCTACAACAAGTCTAGTATCTGAAGATTTAATAAACAATGTTAGACAAGTTATCAATACTGAAACAACACCTATAAGAAGTTTACAACAAGATAGAATTGCTGATACTGCTAGTCCAGAGATTTCAAACAAAGATAATGTTGTAAAAGAATTAACTAAACACGCACAGTCAATCAAAGAGAATATTGTATCAGGCGATACTAATTTAGATAAACTAACGCAAGAGTTTAGTAGATTTAAACAACTAACAACTTTACAATTACAATCTCTAGGTGGTGGTGGTAGTACCAAAATATCTAACATGGACGATGTGGATATTTCAGGTCAAGCAGATGGTTATGCTTTAAAATACAATGCGTCAACAAAACAATATGACTTTGGTGAAGTTGCTAGTGACCTATCAGCAGTAGATCAAAATATTATACCTGATACAAATAATAGTAGAGATATTGGTTCATCAGCTAAGAATTTTAGAAATGGTTATTTTCAAAATGTTTATGTTGCTGGTTCAACACTAGAAGTTTCAAATGACACTACATTAAAAGGTGACACAGTTATTGGTGTTAATACTGGAGATTCAACAGAAGATACAATCAATGTCACAGCAAGATTTATTTCAAATTTAGAACCATTAACTACATTAACTTATGATTTAGGATCACCAAACAGAAGATGGCGTGATATTTACTTGTCAGGTAATACGATTGACTTGGCAGGGG